CCGAGCCTGCATAGAGGTGGTTCTAGAGCTGCTCGAAGACGAGGACGATGACTACGCTGGCCCAGCCAGCGACCTCCCAGACTGACCTCCTCCAGTCTGGGAGGCTACCCCTCCAAATCGTGCTCAAAATAGGGTGTTGACAAGCCGTGATGTCACGTTCTAGGATTGTGACAGCAGGGAGGAACCAGCCAGAAGGCTGATCCTGCTGAGGAGGAAACAATGAACAAGAAGATGGTTCTTACAAAGGCAGACCGACAGTACATCGCCGGCTGGTTCTCGTTCTACAAGGAATGCACCTCGATTCGTTTCGCTGGCTATCTCATCACGCGAGAGATCGCACAGCCTTGGATCAAGCGATACAACTTGGCGGTGCGCTGATGAGCGCGACACACGGCTGGGTCAGTCGCAGCGAGCGCAAGGGTCACGCCGTCTTCGTAGTCGGCGACCCTAACTCGACCGAACTCCCTTCGCTCATCTTTGAGCTGGGCGTTCGTCCGAAGCGCAACGAGAAGCCAGTTGCAGAACACGCGCCAATCGCGTGGAGCGAGATCGCTCGCATCTCTGCCGGCGAAGTCACCCTTGAGCAGTTGAAGGAGGCAGCAAAGTGAAGACACTTATCTTGGACTCACTCGCAGTCGTATCGTTCGTCGCAGCGATGGTGCTGCTCTTGGCGCTGGGGTCAATGCGATGAGGCTCAACCGAAAGACGCAGCCACTGGTCTATACGCGAGTGGCAATCCGCACCACGATTCTGGACGAGCAGAAGAGGCGCGTGGAGTTGATGCGATTCATCGCGCAGCTCTGCTTCGCCTTTGCTGGACTCATCTTCGTAGCGGCGCTGATCGGCTGATGCCTGTCTACGAGTACCGCTGCGGCGACTGCGGACATCGGGAGGAACACACGCACTCAATCCAGAACGTCTACAACCCGCGCTGCGAGAAGTGCGGCCGCTGGATGCGGATGGTCTATTCACCGGCGGCGGTGGTTTACAAGGGCGAAGGGTTCGCCAAGAAGGACAGAGCAAAGAAGGAGGGCAAGTGATGGTCAAGTGGAAGTGTTCAATCTGCTGGATGACGCGGCAGAGCGAAGTCAAGCCGCATCTACTCGAGCGGCTCTGCGAGGACTGCGCCGTGACGCACTGGCGCAAGGTCGTGGACATCTACAAGAGTCTCGGCGGGATGCGACTGGAGGAGGCGCGTCTCAAGCTGAAAGCAGCGCAAGCAGCGCTGAAGGCGTATCGAGCGACAAGCAAGGAGGTCAAGGCGTGAGCAAGCAGTACGAGTTCGTCAAGGCAGAGCAGCGCAGTCCTGAGTGGTTCGCACTTAGGGCTGACGGCATCACGGCGACCGACGTGTCGGTGATCGCGGGGCTGAATCCATACAAGACGCCGTATCAACTCTGGGCTGAGAAGTTGGGCAAGTTCACGCCTGACCCAGTGGGACCAGCCGCCGTTCGCGGCATCCTGCTGGAGAACGCGGTGGCTGAGTTCTACGAGATGGAGACTGGCCGCGAGCTGCGCCGCAGCAACGGCATTGTCCGGCTCAAGGAACTGCCGTGGGCAATGGCGTCACTCGACCGCACCATCGTCGGCGAGGAAGGCTTGGTGGAAATCAAGACCAGCACCTCACCGCGCTGGAGTCTGCACCCAGTGCCGCCAGAGGTGGTGGCGCAGGTGCAGTGGCAAATGTTCGTCACCGGCGCGCCGTGGTGCGACGTCGCAGTCCTGCTCGGCGGTCTGGTGTTCCGCATTGAGCGGGTTGAGGCTGACGTGAACTATCAGACGCAGCTCTACGCGAAGGCAGTGGAGTTCCGCAACGCACTTGCAACCCAGACGCCGCCAACCTTGCAGGGCGAGGACAGCGACGCGCTGGCACAGGTCGTACCGCAGACCAGCGAGGAGTACGCGCAGGCTGACACCTCGCTTGACCGGCTGGCTGCGCTTTACGCCGAGAAGCAGTACGAGTCAAAGTTGCTGGACCAAGAACTCCAGAACCTCGCCATCGGTCTCAAGGAGTCCATCGGCGAGAAGGTCGGCATCGTTGGTCAAGGGTGGTCAGCCACCTGGAAGCAGAACAAGGCGACGGTCAAGACGGACTGGGAGAAAGTTGCAGAGACTCTGCAAGCAGTCGCGCCAGAGACCTACGCCGAAGCGGTCAAGCGCCTCACCCAAGAGAAAGCAGGCGCACGAGTGTTCAGGTTTAGAACAGAGGAGGTGGACAAGTGAGCAAGGACATCGCAGCAGCACTACTCGCTCCATTCGAGGAGAAGGACTTGAAGCATCGCCCAGGGCGAGCAGGGATGACGTTCACCTACGCAGATGCGCGAGCAGTCGCACAGCGGCTGGATGACGTCCTCGGCATTGAGGGCTGGCAGTTCGAGGTGAAGGTCGCAGACGGCGCACGCAACGTCGTCCACGGATCGCTCGCCGTCGTGATCGGCGGGAAGACCACCATCCGTCAGGACTTCGGCTACCCGAACAGCGCGCAGGATGATGAGCCTCTGAAGTCAGCGGCCAGTGATGCGCTCCGCAGGTGCGCCGCGCAGCTGGGAGTGGGCAGGAGCCTCTATTCGCCAGACAAGGGTGTCCAAGTACCACTTGGGAGGGTTCCGCGCCTCTCCGTGGCTCCTACACCCCTCTCCGTTGATTCTGACGACGCTACAGCCGACGCGATTCTCGCTGCGAAGGCAGCAATGATCTTTGCCGAGAACGTCGGCGGGGAGACGTGCAGCCACGGCGAACTCTGGACGCTCAAGCCAGGCGGCGTGAGCAAGGGGACCGGCAAGCCGTACAACCCATTCTGGGCTGCGTCTCACAAGACGCCTGACGGCGGTTGGTGCAAGGACAAGCCGAGCCGCGAGTTCGTCGCAAAGAACAGCGGTGAGGCACCCAAGCCGAGACTGGTACCCGAGGACACGCAGAACCTAGAAGATCTGCCGTTCTAGTGACTTCGGGGTGGCGTAGCGGGTTATGCGCCACCCCATCAACCCGATAGAGGAGGAGGACGAAATGAAAGCAAATCGCAGTTGGGCGCCAATCGACATCTTCATCTTTGATCACGAGGTGTTCCAGTCACTGACGGACACGCAGAAGTGCGCGTTCTTTCTATGCATCTTCAAGTCAAAGCAGCTGCGGCGTGGCGGCGAGTTCCGAGACCGCAGATACCTTGCCGGTCTGCTCGGAACGTCGTATGGCAGGGCCATCCCGAGGCTCATCGCAGAGGGGCTTTTGGAGGAGTCTCAGAGTGGTCTCGTGACCATCCCAAACTATTCTCAATGGCAAGTCGATGTCACTTCGGCTCAGCGTCAAGCGCGCTATCGTGCTCAAAAAGATGTTCGGAGCCGTGATGTGACGACACTATACAGAGACATAAAGGATAAGGAGAAAGAAAAAGACACTCTCTCTAAAGCGAGAAGCCTGCTGAGCGTTGGCGAGATTATGGCGAGAGGAGGAGCAAAGTGAACGAGGAGCAACTGCTAGAGCATCTCAAGAGAACGAGTGTGCCGAACCTTGAGCGGATGGAGTACGGCTTCAGCCACTGGGACTGCACGGCGTTCTACGAGACGCCTATGAGCCGAGTGGACTATCTCTTGGAGTTGAAGTGCAGAGAGACGCACTACCCTGAGCTGCTCATTGAGCAGGCGAAGTACGACTGGCTGATCGAGGAGGCAGGGAAGCGGTCAGCGCGTCCGGCATACATCAACTGGACGCCGCAGGGCATCTTCGCCTGGGACCTCTACCGCGTGCGTGAGCCGCATTGGGAGGTCAAGGAACTTCCAGCGACAACCGCATTCGAGCGCACTGACCTTGTGCCAAAGGTGGTCGGCTTCCTCTCGGTGGCAGATGCGATGGTGCTGCCGTGAGGTCGCTGGCGATTCTCGGGCCGCAGGGAAGCGGGAAGTCCACCATCGCGTCGCTCTTCGTGGAGCATCGTGGCTATCAGCGTCACGGCATTGCAGACGCCATCAAGCACATCGCGGCGATGGCGTACAACGACCTCGGCAAGAGCGAGATCATCACCGTGGACCGGCACTTCGGAAAGACCACCTTGAGTGGTCGTGAACTGTTGCAAGACCTCGGCGCTGCGCTTCGTGGGGTGGACTCGCACTTCTGGCTGAGGGTCTGGAGGCGCGACTACTTCGAGCTGCAACGGCTGGGCTACGGCGTGGTGGTGGATGACGTGCGGCTGGATGCCGAGGTGCAGTACCTCCGCACCGTTGATCCGAGCATCTTCATCGTCCGGCTGACGGCTTCGGAAGAGGTCAGGCGGGAGAGGATGGGCGGCGTCCTGCTCGGCTCGGCTGACATCACCGAAAGGGGATGGACAGACAGCCGCTCAGACCTTACGCTCGATACCAGCAACCTGTCGCCTGAAGACGCCTACCGCGTCATCACCGACAAGATGGAGGAGGTCTAATGTTCAAGGAGCTGGAGATTCTTGCAGCACAGGCTGGCTACCGATTCGCCGAGGCCGTCAAGGACGGCGACAAGTGGCACGTCATCCTTGACGATGAGGACGGCGAGATCACCTTCACCGGCGCGACAGTCCAGGAGGCGGTCGAGAAGGCAGTAGAGAAACTCGTTCGCAGCCTCAGCAACATCGGTCACTAACGTGTGGGACGCAGTTGGTCTGGTCATCGCAGGGTTGCAACTCTTCTTCGTGATCATCGTCAGTCTGTCGCTGCCTGTAGCGGCTAAGCGTGGCGGCGCGGCAGCGGGTACCATCTTCATCATCTTGGCGTTCGCCACGATCATCTGGATCACAAGGAGCGTGCTATGGCAGCAGTGAAGGCGCAGCGAGGTGGACCTCGCACGGAGCCTGTCTTCGCAGCAACGAGCTGCGGCGCGTGCAGTGGCGACCTGAACACGCTCAAGGAGTCGTGGCGGGTCAAGGTGATCACCTTCGTCGCCAACAAGCGCAACACCCGCTTCGCTTGGTATCACAGGAGCTGCGTGAAGTGATCCGCATCGAGCGGAAGGCTCCGTTCCTTGACGATCAGGTGATCGCCGTGCAAGAGGGTCCCGATGCGTGGTGCTACGAGCCAGGAGTCTCTGGCCGCGTCTGGTGCATCCTGAGCCAGCGCTACGCCGACGCCATCGCTCCAGAGGGCTGGTTCTTCCTGTACGAAGGGATCGGCAACCGCAAGACCAACCTTGACCTGATGAAGCACGGCGTGATGATCGTGCAGCCAAGTCGCTTCACCCTGAGCGACGGCAACAGCGCGCTGCTGGCGAGACTCGTCTAATGGGCTACTACAAGGACCAAGCCGTGCAGAAGATGATTGACCCAGCCAAGAGCCGCAAGGGAAAGAACAGCCGCGCTCGTGGCAACGCCTTCGAGCGAGAAGTTGCCAAGCGACTGAAGGGTCAGCGCGTCGGACAGTTTGGCGGCAAGCAAGACGTGGCGAACGACTGGATGGCTGTGCAGTGCAAGGTGGGCGGCAGTTTTAGCGAGCGCCAGTGGGACTGGTTGCAGACCGTGCCGGTCAAGAGCGACCAGCTGCGTGGCTTGGTGATCGGTGACAGCCCAGGCGTTGGAGGTGGTCGTCGTCGCGCCGTGATCATCCTTGACCTTGACGACTTCTGCGATTGGTTCGTAGCAGCGGAGCCGAGCGACTGATCGCGCTCTTGATGGCGATTCTGCTCGCCGTCCACCCAAGCGTTCCAGTCAGGACAGATCACGGCATCCCAGTGCGCGGCGTTGCATCGTGGTACGACGCCACAAAGAACAACGCGTGGTACACGCGACACGGCACGCGCTACTACGCAGCCGTCGGCACCTTCCGCTGGGGTGATGATCCCTACGCGATTCGAGTCTGCCGCGCAGATGACCGCAGCCGGTGCGTCATCGTCATCGTGGTGGACTACTGCGGCAGATGCCACAAAGACCTGAAGCGCAACTGGACGAAGCGCAGTCGCAGCATTGACCTATCGCCGCACGCCTTCGCTGCACTGAGAGACTTGCATCTTGGGGTCGTGCGAGTCATAATCGAGGAGATTCAGCCAGGCAACTAGAGGGAGGGCGAGTGTTCACTGTTCGCAGCATCCGTGGCGACTGGATGA